TCATCATTAAAATATTATAACTATGACATCCAATGGGTTTATAAATAAAAAGAATGCTATCTTTGCCTATTTTAACTTCATAATGTTCAGGAACAATCTCTCCAACTGGATCTTGTTTTATTATTTTTACATTTTTAACACCATTATCATGTAATCGTTCTTTGATAATATCAGCAGTTTTTTCAGGATTGTTAGATAAAACATCAAAATCAGCTATATTTTCTAGTTTTTTTTTTAATTTTTTTGGCATATATTGAGAATAAAGAGTGTTAGCAAAACCGCCAAAAAATACTACACCTTGATTTATTAAGGCGTTTTTAGTAGTGTCATAAATTTTCTCTTCGTTCTCTCTATTTTCCATTTCACGTTGAAAGTTAACCTCGTTACAATTAATATCTGTTATTGGATAATTCTTATTTAAAAGTGATAATCTTTTCAATACTTTTTCCCATCTGCTAATATCGCCTGCTGGTCTAGATAATTCAAGATACATAGACATTCTTAAAAAATTAGGAGGAGCATATAATAATCCATCAACACTTATAGCATCTCTTTTAAGAATATTATATATTTCTTTTGGCATATGAGTAATATCCGCAACAGCCATATAATTTACAAAAACTTTATATGTTCCATGATGTTGTCCAGATTTTGCTTCTACATCTAAAAACCCCTTTTTATAATAAATGTCTGCTAGTTCTTTTGCATCACTTAAAGCATTTTGAGAGAAGAAATCATAATCAGGAACTTCAACTTCTTTGTTATAAAATCTATCTTCTTCAGGTAATATATTATTAATAGCAGTTCCACCATAACAAATCAATTTCTTATGTCTGATAAATTCTTCAACTATATCTATAATTTGTTGAACATCATCTGAATTAACTACACGCCTACCCATTTTATCTTCAGCTTCATCTACTGCCATACGTAATATTGCTAATTCACAATCAGAAAATGATAAATTTTTACATACATTTTTATTTTTAGACATTCCTATATTATTCAATCAAAATAAAATTGAATAATATAATAAATTACACAGATTGAAAAATGAGACAAACATATCCTAAATTTATGTAACTGAAAAAATTACATTCTATAAGATAAACAGATTGTTTTACTTTTCAATTTCTTCTTTTATTTGAAATAACGTAAAAGAAATATTTGATATATGATAATAATATTATTGAATGTTTATACTAAAAATTAAAACTATAGTAATCGGTTGATGAATTTCTAGTAGCATAAGAATAGTCAGGATTTTGTGGTGTTGGAGCTGGAACTGTAACAGGCTGATTTCTTAAATCAGCAGGCTTAAGCGCAAAGGCATATCCTTCCCTATCAAAAAATAAAGCATTTTCCATAAGATTATTATCAACAAATTGATACCTCATTGCAACCATTTGACAACCGCTAGCTCTACAAACCATACCACTTGGATTAGAAGGATTTCCGCCGTTATTAGGATAAACTATAGTCATTCCTTGTCGATTAAATTCTATTAATTCATTTATGTCAGGATTATTTTGAATATTATAATAATCGTATCCCCTCATAAATACAGAATTACTTGCAATATTAACATATTCTAATAAATCAGCATTTTCTATAAATGCAGGATTGCTTCTATCCATTATTAAAATTACTTTATTTTGGAGTGACAATAAAGGAGTATTTCCCAAATTAGTGCCAGAAGCTTCATAACTATAATTTGGCCCCAACATAATATCTGTATTTGAACTGAATATATTTGCTAAATTAGAATACATATTTTGATTATTACTTTTACATCTTAAATTTATTAAAATTGGGTCTGTTGGATTAGGACAAGTTGAACCAGAAAACGCATAATTTCTAATTGTATCCATAACAGAACCAAAATTTACTGAATTAAATGTTTCCTTAACATAATAACTATCTGAAGTGCTTGTAGCAACAACAGGTTGGTCATTAACCGAATAAACTTCAAAATCTAAACATCTAACACCTTGTTTAATAACTGCTTTAAGGTTACATATATTAACAAAGTCATTTTTATATGAACCGCCGCTACAAGCATTATAAGCTGTTTTAATATAATAATCGCATAAATTACCTGAACAATCAGGGTCTGAATTTGTAATGGGTCTAATATTACCATCTACACTTGAGTATAAATTATTCATATAATTACATTCAGAATTTTGTAGTCTACTTAAATAAATCATATAACCTATAAAAATTATTAGAATAATAAAAATAAATGCCATAATCATATATGATTGAAAATCTTGATTCATATTTTTAATAGCGCTTAAATAATCTCCTGTTGATTCGGTTGTCATTATTAATATAATATATTATTTTTAATTTTTAGAAATAAAGTTTTTGAGAGAATAATATTTAGGAGAATTTATCTCTAAAAATAAAAGTGGGGATAAATAATATAAAGTTTTTCTTTGTATATAATAAAATGCCAAAACTTTGTGATTTTGAAACTTGTCGTAAACAAGCCAGCTATGGTGAATATTATGGTAAGCCTATAAGATGTAAAGAACATAAAGAAGATTATAAATTAGTTAGTCAATTATGTCAAAATAATAATTGTAAAATGAACTCTTATTTTAATTTAAAAAATGAAAAAAAACCTTTGTATTGCTTTGCACATAAATTAGAAGGAATGATTGATGTAAAATATAAAAAATGTGTACACAAAGAGTGTAACGTATATCCTACATTTAATTTTAAAAATGAAGAAAAACCTTTGTATTGCTTTACTCATAAATTAGAAGGAATGATAAATGTTAAAGATAAAAAATGTTTACACGAAGGTTGTAAAAAAATACCTAATTATAACTTTGAAAATGAAAAAAACACATTATATTGTTTTACACATAAATTAGATGGAATGATAGATTTAAAACATAAAAAATGTCTATATAAAGATTGTAAAATTAGACCAGGTTATAACTTTGAAAATGAAAAAAAACCTTTATTTTGCTTTACACATAAATTAGAAGGAATGATAGATTTAGTAAATAATAAATGTCTATATAAAAATTGTAAAGTTAGACCAAGTTATAACTTTGAAAATGAAAAAAAACCTTTATATTGTTTTGAACATAAATTAGAAGGAATGATTGATATTGTAAATAAACAAAAATGTCTTCATGAAGGTTGTAAAATAATGCCTTGTTATAATTTTAAAAATGAAGAAAAAGCTAATTATTGTTTCACACATAAAAAAGAAAATATGAGTGATATATTAAATAAAAATAAAATATGTAAAGGTGGGTTTTGTTTAGGTACAAGAGGAAACCCAAAATATAAAGGATATTGTTCTTCGTGTTATCAACACTTGTTCCCTAATGATCCTTTAACATTACAAGTTCAAAGCAAAACAAAAGAAATAGCTGTTCGTGATTATATTAATTTAATTTTTGAAGGTTTTCAACATGATATGCCTTTGTGGACAGGAAATTGCGATTGTAGCCACAGAAGAAGAATAGATCACAGAAAATTATTTGGTAATACTTTATTATGCATTGAAACAGATGAAAATCAACATAAAGGATATGATAAAGATGATGAAGAAATACGTTATGATGATTTATACATGCTTCATGGAGGAAAATTTATTTTTATACGTTTTAATCCAGACAAATTTAAGGATAAAAATGGCAAATCACTTAATCCAATGCTTTATACTCGTTTACCAGTTTTAAAAGAAGAAATTGAAAAACAAATAAAAAGAATAGAAAATGAAGAAAATAAGGAATTATTAGAAATAATTAAATTATATTATGATGAAATTAAGAATTAAAAACTATATATATATTATACTTAATATGCCAGGTGGATTAATGAATCTCGTCTCACAAGGGCAACAAAATATAATACTTTTTTCCAATCCAGAAAAATCATTTTTTAAATGTACTTATAAAAAAATAACAAATTATGGACTTCAAAAATTTAGACTAGATTTTGAAGGAAACCAACAGCTAAATTTAACTGGTGAATCTACATTCACGTTCAAAGTGAAAAGGTACGCAGATTTACTTATGGATTGCTATATATGTATAACATTACCAAATATTTGGTCTCCAATTATGCCGCCACAAGCAGTTACTCAACCAGATGGCACGACTATATACACAGATTGGGCACCATATAATTTTGCTTGGATACAAAATTTAGGTGCTCAAATAATAAGTAAAATTACAATTAATTGTGGTAATCAACAATTACAGCAATATTCAGGACAATATATTCTTAATTCGGCTAGGAGGGATTTTAGTGAACGAAAAATAAATTTATTTAATGATATGATTGGTAATGTTTCTGAATTAAATGATCCAGCAAATTCTGGAGCTCGTGTAAATGCTTATCCAAATGCGTTTTATACAAATAGTCCTGCTGGAGCACAGCCCTCAATTATGGGTCGAACTTTATATATTCCACTAGGTTCATGGTTTAGTCTTCTCTCTACTCAAGCATTTCCATTGGTTGCTCTTCAATATAATGAATTATGGATAAATGTTTCATTTAGACCAATAAATGAGTGGTTTACAATTCGAGATGTAAAGGATTATGTAAATAATTATCCGGTTGTTGCTCCAAATTTCAATCAATTTTATATGCAATTCTACAGATTTTTACAAACACCGCCAGATGTAGAGTTAGGACCTACATCATATGTAGATATGAGAACTAATTGGTTTGCCGATATACATTTAAATTGTACATATGCTTTTCTCTCTGATGATGAATCTACAATTTTTGCGAAAAATGAACAAAAATACTTGATTAGACAAATTTATGAAAAACCTTACTATAATGTTACTGGTGCAAATAAAATTGATTTGGATTCATTAGGTATGGTTATAAGTTGGATGTTTTATTTCCAACGTAGTGATATTAATTTAAGAAATCAATGGTCGAATTACACAAATTGGCCATATGATTATATGCCACAAGATGTAACATTTGCTTCGACAGCGGGGAATTATAAAAACCCAAATCCTAGTCCTCCGCCTATTCCACCATTTTTAGGTCCTGGTTTAAATCCTGATGGAACATTGTCAGGTTTATACACAACCGGAGTTTATAATCCACAAAATTTAAAAGAAATTTTAATAGCAATGGGTATTTTATTAGATGGTCAATATAGAGAGAATATTTTAGCAGCCGGTGTATATAATTTTGTAGAAAAATATACAAGAACGCATGGATTTGCTCCACCAGGATTATATTGTTATAATTTTTGTTTAGATACAGATCCATTAAAAGTCCAACCATCAGGTGCAATGAATATGAGTAAATTTACAAATATTCAATTAGAGTTTAACACAATAACTCCTCCAGCAGATCCATATGCTCAAGTGTTAACAATTTGTGATCCAAATACAGGTGATATTGTAGGTATTAACAAGCCAACATGGAGAATTTATGATTATAACTTTAATATGTATATAATTGAAGAGAGAGTAAATATGGTCATATTTGTTGGCGGAAATGCTGGTTTATTATATGCTACTTAATAATATATTTCTTTATATTAGTTCCAAAATATATTATTTTTAATTACTTAAAGACGAAATACTACATAATGAAGGGTATTTTTGAAATTTATGAAAAAATGTCTTTAAAAAGTTCCCTACACATGTAGAGAAAAATATTGATTTCAAAAAATGAAAAGTGTTTTAACTTTTGAAAAATGGACAAAAAAAATGTCCAATTTTCAAAAGCTCGAATATTTTATGGAAAATGCGTGAATTGTGACCATAATGAAAATTTATCGTCTGGTCGCAAAAAAAATAATTTTCGTTTTATTACGATATTTTTTTAAATAAAAATTTAAAGACTTTTTTTCTATGGATACATTAAGGATACAATGGATACGAGCAACGAGCAAAAAACGAGCAATAATTTTTGTTGCGAAAAATGTGACTATATAACATCATCAAAATACAACTATGAAAGACATATATCATCCCATAAACATAAAAGGATACATTTTGGATTGAGTGGAGTCGAGATTTTCGAGCAAAACGAGCAAAACGAGCAAAATCATAACAAAAAAGAATTTAAATGTGTATGTGGTAACACTTATAAATTTAGTCAAGGACTATCAAAGCATAAGAAAAAATGTAGTTGGACAAATGATAAAAATGATTCCTACAATAATGGAGGCGAAATTAAGACATTAACCAATCTTGTTTTGGAGGTAGTAAAACAGAACCAAGAACTTACCAACAAAATTGTAGAAATGTCTGGAAATATGAATAATAACACCTTAATCAATAATCATTCTAATAATAATAATAATACGTTTAACCTTAATATGTTCTTAAATGAAACATGTAAAGATGCTATGAATATTACAGATTTCGTAGATTCTCTCCAGCTTCAATTATCAGATTTAGAAGATATAGGTAAACTTGGATTTGTAGAAGGTATATCTAATATTATTGTGAAAAATTTAAAAGCATTAGATGTTCATAAACGCCCAGTTCATTGCGCCGACAAAAAACGCGAAGTTATTTACATCAAGGATGAAGATAAATGGGAAAAGGATAATGACGAAAAACAACGTTTACGTAAAGCTATAAAGAATGTAGCATACAAAAATGAAAAACTTTTGCCAAAATATAAAGAGCTTCATCCAGGTTGTAATTATAGTGATTCAAAATATTCAGACCATTATAGTAAATTAGTAATAGAAGCTATGGGTGGTTCAGGAAATAATGATATAGAGAAACAAGACAAGATAATAAGAAATATTGCAAAAGAAGTTGTAATTCACAAGACTTAATAATTAGACGGTAAAGGACCATCATTTGTAAATTCACCAGTTATACTATACATAGCAGGATAATTAGGCATAAATTGTAGTTGATTAGGCTTATAACGTTTATTATATAGTTCTTGTCCTTCATTAAATGATTGACCCCAAGTATCAGAACCAAAACTCGCTTGTGACGGTTTAGCATATAAATCTTTTGTAATTACACGCTCTTTAGTTCCATAACCACTTGTTAATGGAGAATACGTGGGTGTTACTCCTGATGTTAATTTTCCAGCATCATTATTACCAGGGATACAACCTGTTGTCTTTGAAAGTGGCGGTGAATATGGTTGACACCCAGGACAATCAATATCATAAAAACATTGTTGACCAGTTATTGCACAACGAGAATTAGGACCACAAAAATTTTTACAACTATATGTTGTATTTAATGGCAAATTAACTGTATGACTAGTTTTGGAACTTTCTTGAATAGTCCCATCTGTAAAACATTCAACAATGTAGTTTTTTTTAACTAAATAATTAATCATATTTAAAATAACAAATAATAAAATTAACGCAATTAATGGTAAAAACATATTAAATTTCATATAATAAATTGATATTAAATTTTTTATATCAATTAAATATAAGTAATGTCTGATTCCAATGATACTAGTATTATAGATGAAAAAAAAACAAATTCATCTTCCAATTCATCTTCCAATTCATCTTCCAATTCAACAGAAATAAATGGTTCTAAAGTAGTAGCATTTATTATTTCGGTTGCTGTTGCTATTGTAAAAATTTTACTTTATTTTTCGGGTAGTTCCTTAATATTATTTATGTGTAAAATAGCACAATCTAATATTTTACCGTCTCAATCAAATTGTTCTCCTTATACTGATACTCAACCAACAATTAATCCTAGTCCAATACAAACAAACATTTTTACAACATTTACTGAACCAGAAATGTCTATGAAAATGGAAATACCTTACGATATAAATTCAAAACATAAACTTATCGAAATATTTAAAAATTATAAAGAAAAACCTTCATCTTATTTTTTAGCAAATTATTTAATTTCAATTTGTGAATCAATATTACAATTTAATTATTCAGCAATTAACACCATTATGAATTTAATGAACCAAACATTTATTGAACCCGTTATTATAGGGATTGGACCAATTATTTTTATATTTTTATATGTTTTTGGAATTTTCATAAATATGCTTTATTTCATATATGTATGGTTTGCTAATATGTCGTGGTTCTTTAAAACAAATAAAAATGATACAGATAATGGAAAACCACAATGGGAAGATGTTACAATTTTTAGCACTGTAAATTGGTTTTATGGTGCAGCATTATCAATGCTATTTGTTTTTATAATTATTTTTTGGTTTCCCATTGTTTCTATGTTACCGATGTTATTTTTTCATAATTCAATAATTTCAACATTATTAATGAAAGCTATAATGAATGGTAAACAAATATCATGTTTATCAATAATAAAAGAAACATTAAAACATTATAAATTAACAATTATATGTGTTATTAGTATAGTTGTATTATTATCAGCGTTTTCACATTTGGGAGTTATTCCTGGAATATTTTTATGTGTAACTCTAGTATTAATATATTTTGGAATAATACGAATGAATATTTTTACTCCTATTGAAGAAACTAATTTATCAAAATTGGTAAGTTACGACCAAGCAATTAAAACATGTCCTGGCGATAAAAATGGGCAAAAACATGGTTGGTTTGGTGGTCAAAAAGGTGGGGATAATATAACAAAACAATTAAAAAAAATAGGAAAATATATGTAAATCTGTAAATTTTATATTGTGTTTTTATATGAGTAAGTATTCTACAAAAACTGAAATAATAGAGTTTATTAGACAAAATACATATCCTAAACCTAATGACCTAAATGAACTAACAACATTAAGACAACTTAAAAATATGTTACAAATAGTTATTAGAAACAGAGAACAAGAATTAGTTGAAGAGGATGTTCATCATGATGATTGGATTGATGATGACATTTTAGGAGAAGCACAAGACTATATGAATGAATTAAATGAAAATAGGCTAGCAAATGAAGAAAAAAATATTAAATTTACAAGAAATGTTAGTTTAGCCACGCAAAATACAAGATTGCCGACTGAAATGAAACAAAAAATAATGTTATACGGTTTAGAAGAACCAGGGAATCCAACAAATTTATATGAAACTATAAAAAAAATAGGGGGTAAATCAAGAATTAAATCAAGAACTAAAAAATCAAGGAGAAATAAAAAAAAAACAAGAAAAAACAGAAAACATTGAAAATGCCCCTTTTAACATTTCACGAAATGAGGTGCCTTTGGAACACCGATTTTGTATAGTGAAAATTATATAAAAATAATAAATTATGAAAACAATAAATTTAATACAATTAAATAATATTTACTTAAATAAATATTATTTAAGTAATTTAAATGGGTAAAGATAAAAAATTGTCAAAACATCCTTTTGTAAGCGTATGTACTCCAACATTTAATAGACGTCCATTTATTCCTATAATAATAAAATGTTTTGAAAATCAAACATATCCAAGAGATAAAATGGAATGGATTATTATAGATGATGGAACAGATAAAATTGAAGATCTAGTAGCTCATTTACCTTATGTTAAATATTTTAAGTATGATGAAAAAATGACACTTGGTAAAAAAAGAAATTTATCAAATGAAAATGCAACAGGTGATATTATTGTTTATATGGATGATGATGATTATTACCCTCCTGATAGAGTAAAACATGCTGTAGAAAAATTACGTGGAAGCAAAGCTATGTGTGCAGGTTCTAGTGCTGTGTGTATTTATTTTAAACATATAAATAAAATATTACAATTTGGTCCGTATGGTCCAAATCACGCAACCGCAGCAACATTTGCTTTTAAAAGAGAGTTACTAAAAGAAACAAAATTTGATGAAGAATCTTCTGTAGCTGAAGAGCGAAAATTTTTAAAAGATTATACTGTGCCTTTTATTCAATTAGAATCAATAAAATCTATCTTGGTATTTTCTCATAATCATAACTCGTTTGATAAAAAAGAATTATTAAAACAAACTCCTAATCCACATATTCATGAAACATCATTATTTCCGAAGGATTTAGTTTTAGAGCCAGATATTTTAAAATTTTTTATGGAAGATATAGATGCTTTATTAGATAAATATGATCCAGGTAAACCAGACCATAAACCAGATGTAAAAAAACAATTGGCAGAAATTAAAATAGACCGAGAGAATAAGATGCAAGAATTAATGAAACAGCAAGCAGATTATGATAATTTAATCACTAAAATAACAATAATGAACAATCCAGAAATGATTGAAAAACAACTAAATGATCAAAAGATGTTAATACAACAATTAATGTTTGAGAATAATAATTTAAAACAACAGCTATTGTATCTTAATAATAAAATTACACAACTGATTAAAGGACAGATAGAAAAACGTAAGGATGAAAAAAAAATAGAACTAGGTAATAATTGTCAAACAATAAATATTGTATAAAATGGTTTAAAGATAAATATATAGCATATAGTATAAATAAATATAATGTACCGAGATGATTTATGGGATTCAGCAGACCTTAATTATGACGATGAAAATAATGTAAATAATACATTTGAAAATGTAAAGCGTATAGATAAAGGATATAATGTTATTTATCGAAAGGCTTTTAAAAAGGATGGGAAAAGTTATAACAAGAAAATTGATATTTATACTTCCAGTGGAACAGGTAATCGTATTAGGGATGCTGAGACAGGAGAATATTTAAATTATATAGTAGGTTCATGTGATGAAGATTTATTTTTTAAAGTCATGTTAGTAACAGGAGAATGCAGGAGTAAAAATGGTTCAAATACTCTATTTTATACTTCTCCTCAACATTATAGTAGCCATTTAGAATGTAAAATTGATGAACAATCAATTTCTAATTGGGAAGAAAAGAGAAATGCAAGATTATCTGAAATCGAGCGTTCAAAAAGTGAAAAGTCTGTGTCTGTTAGAGTAAGATAAAAATATAATTTTATATATTTTTTATGTAAAATTATATTATTCTGTCCCATTGTAAATCTTCAAGGGTGTAAATTCAAAAACTTATTTGATTAGATTTTTATACAAAAAAATATTATTCCAATTCATCATAATCACATTCTTCTTCATCATCAACTTCTTTATCGGAGGTTCCAGTAGCATTTTCTTTAATATATTTTTCGATATACCTATAAATACGATTAATATCTAACTTACTAATTTCGCAGTTTTCAAGAATATTAATAATTTCAGAAATTTCATAATTATTGGTAAGTTCAATAAAAAATCCAAACATATCCTTTTTATCCATTCCTAATTTTTGACATAATCTTTGTATAAAAAGTGAATTATTATATTCGGTTGAATATTTTGTTAAAACTTTAGTAAATCTAACTTCGTTTTGATTACATTTATTTTTGTTTTTAAAAGTATCATGATATAGTTTATTATTTTTAAATGTTTTTATTAGTGAGCTCATTTCATTAAACTGCCATATTTGTTTTTGAAACGTAATTCGGTCAATATAATCAGCAAAACATATATTGTCAAGTTGTGAAATATAAAAAGGTATGGATTGTTTTTTATCAAGTTTTTCAATAGTATCAATAATATTTTCATGCCATAATAATCCAACACTTGTTCTGTCAGTTTCATTCATAATATTATTATGTTCATTAAGAGGTAAATATTCATTTAATAGTTTATTTGTAATCTTTTTGGTGTCATCATTATAAGATTTAATTTGAAAAATATCTTCTAAGATTTCACATGTAAAAAGTTCAGGTTTATTTTTATTTAAATTATACATATTATTAAGTTTTCTAAGGTCGCCTTGAACATAAGAAATAAGTTTGGTTTGAATTTCACTATCAATAGAAGGCATTAATTTTCTAATAATATTAGAAACTTCAAATTTATTAGGGGTTTTAAGCTCAATAGTATTACAAACCTTCATTAACTCTTTAATTTTTTTATCAATACGATAATTTCCAATACATATAATAGGATTCATAGTTATTTCTTCTAATTTCTGTTTTTTTGTTTTTTTAGGACGAATCAATTTAATAAGAGAATTTATACCACCCTTATCACCATTATTCATTCCATCTATTTCATCCATTATAATTGCAATTTTTTTTATCTGTTTGTTAAATAAACTCATAATATTTTTATCGGACATATTATGTTTTGTAATATCTTCAATTACTGACGTGTTTCTAATATCACCAGCATCATATTTAATAATATCATAATTCAAATCTTTAAGAATATTAGATACAAAGGTTGTTTTACCTGTTCCAGGATCTCCATAAACATAAATACCCTTTTTAAATAATAAGTTATTTTTATTATTTTCAAATTCTTTAAGAATATTTTTTATATCTTTTTCTTGTTGCTCTCTATTTAAAATTTTATTAATATTTAATTCTTCCATTTTATATATTTAATAATAATCTTTTTATGTAGATTTCTACACAAATCACGTTTAGATAAAAAATGTAACAAAATTTCTCTGTATTTTTCATAATTATTTTTATACAAAAATACATAATGAAATCATGATGTAAATGATAAAGTTGTTTTATTGTATAATTAAGATGTAGTAGTGGTTTGACAAGGATTATCAACACCATAAGTTATACCATCCCATGAAATGTTACACTTATTTGCCCATGTATATTTAGCACATAAACCATTAGAACCAGTAAAGGCAGGAGTACTAAAATCCATTGTTAAATGTTTTTTATCACCTAAAGGCGGACATGTTCCTAAATCTTTTATATTAGTACAAGTTGGATTATTTCCAGAGATGTCCATATCCATTATCCAATAATCAGGACAATCAGGAGTCATTGGTGGCCAAATAGGATTTTTTGCTGACGAAAGAGCAATTCCTATAATAATAAGTGCAATAATTAATATAATTATTGCAGCAGAAAGAATAAATATTTGAAAACCTTCCATATAAAATAAATAGATATAAAATAAATAGATATAAATTTTTCTATTTGCTTATTTTATAAAATGAATAAAGTAAATAATGGTCGTGTAAATATAAAATCACCAAATACTTCAGCATTATTTAAAATGTATGATAAAATACCTGCTAACCAATGTGTAACATTTAGGAATGCTACTGAAGGTCTATGGGATGAAACTCCTTTAACACATGCTTTTTTCTCTCGAGAAAATATTCAAATAATTCAAAATGGAATAAGAGCAGGTGTTTATAATATATCAAATGGTCAATATGTTATTGGTCATCAAGATTATGATTCCATTAAAATTGTAATGAGAAGTGTTTTCTTACAACATTCAGCAAATAAACCATCTAATATTCCACAACAAATTGAAGAGCTTAATAAAATTGTATTAAATTATTGTATACAACAAGTATATAGTGAGGCTCAAGGATATATGAAATATATGGACGATGTTAGTACATTAGTTGTCCCAATTGCTCATCCAGTTCAATCATCAAATACTGATAGACAACTTGAATTTAAGAGTTGGTTTTAGAAGTTACGGATAAATATTAATTTTAAAATACTTACTAATATTTATAAATATGAATGATAAAATAGTGTTGATATGTGCAACAGGTCGTTCAGGTTCAACAACAATGCAACGTTTAATAAATACAATACCAAATTCTAATATATGTGGAGAGAATTATGGTGCTATTAATTCTCTACTTGAATTTTATCGAAGATTAAAGACTACTACAAAAGATTATGTTCCAGGTCATTTAAAACCAGCTACATTTGAAGATATATTAAGTAAAAATGTAAAACCATCATGGTATAATTCTTATAATCTAAATCAAATGGTTAAAATGATACAAATACTGATAATAAATATGTTTAAAAGTTCAGAATCAACAAATGTTTGGGGATTTAAGGAAATAAGATATGACTCTGGTAATATAAATTATATTACAGATTTTAAAGAATTATTTCCTCAAACAAAAATAATAATACAAGTAAGGAGAAATTTAACAGCTCAAAGTAATAGTGGTTGGTTTAAAGGTAATAAAATGGCTTTTAATTATTTACATAAAAATACTAAAGAATTAATAGATTTTGGATTAAAAAATAAAGAATGGTGTTATCTAACTAGTTTTGAACAAATGTTTGATAGAAATAATCTCAAAAATATATTTTCATTTATAGATTGTAGAGAGAATTATGATGAAAATAAAATAACAGAAGTATTGAACAACAATATAAAGGATTAGCAAACTTAATTTTATTTTTCTCTAGTTAAAGAATTATAAAGTCATTTATACAAATTATATATTTAATCATCTTCAACAAGCAAAGTTTGTTTCTTTACAACTTTTTTTACAGCACTCTTTGTAACATTTTTCTTCTTTGGTTTAGAATCCTCGCCATTCATTGATATTGTTCTTTCTTCTTTGTATTCAATGTATTGTTCTTTTAAAGTTTCTAATTCATTCAACCACATCTTATTAATAGTTGTAGATTTAACCATTTCTAATTCAGATTGCTTATCACCGTGTTCCTTATTTAGTTTATAAACATTTTCTTCAGTTACTGAATCCATTGGCATCTTCGTCAAATAGTGATAATTTGTGTCATTATCAATAATATCATATCCTTTAGTTTGTAACATTTCTACAACTTGTTCCTTCTTCTTTTTACGCAAATCAATAGTTCCATCAAGATTTTCTTTAATATATTTAGCCTTATTTGTAAGCAACATCAATTCACGTTCCAAACTTTCAATCATATAATCTTTTCTAGTCTGATACAACTTCAATCTTACATCGTAATAAGAATCAATAATATCAGATACTTTATCAAACTTTTGTAATGTATCATTAGCATCAAATAAATGCATGTTGGTTGTTCTATTAGTCGTATAAAGCTTCAACAATTTCTCAAGACCATTACAACTGTGTTCTCCATTAGATTTTTCTAATTCTTCTAATTTACCCTTCACAAATGTAATAGTAAAATCAACATTTGTATCTTTACTCATATCTTCATAATCTTTGATAATAGCTGGAATTTTATTCTTATCTTTATCTTCTCCTGGATTACACCAATGTTCAATTAATTCTTTAAAGTCTTCAGTCCAAAACCCAACGGGCAATTCAATAACTCTAATTTTATCAACACCAAGTTTTTCATATGTTCCTCTAATCAAGAATTGATCATCAGATAATTTAGTAATCTGACCTTTAAACCCTTCATAATAAGGGATAAAGTCAATATTGTCTTCAACCACATTTACATTAGGTTCAATATATTTTAACTTATTTTGTAAATAATCAATAATTTGTAATGGATTATAACACATGACATCAGTGCTGAAGCCAGTTCCAATACCCTTGGAACCATTGACAAGAATCATTGGAATAATTGGTGCATAATAAATTGGTTCAACAGATAATCCGTCATCATTTAAATATTCAAGAACATTATCATCTGTTTGCTGAAAGATATTTCTAGTAATTGTATTCAATAAGGTGAAGATATATCTTTCAGACGCACTGTCCTTTCCACCCTGTAATCTAGTACCAAATTGTCCATTAGGAACAAACAAATTAACATTATTTGAACCAACAAAATTTTGAGCCATTCCTACAATAGCGGCATTTAAGCTTGCTTCACCATGATGATAACCAGAATGCTCGGAAACGTAACCACTAAATTGTGCTACCTTAATTTCTGTCTTTAAATTGCGTTTAAAAGCAGCAAACAAAATTTTTCTTTGAGAAATCTTAAGACCATCCATAAGATTAGGGATACTTCTATCACAATCATATTTAGAGAAGTGAATTAATTCGCGGTTGATAAATTCTTCATAAGATACATTTTTTTTGCTAGTATCAAGGTAAGCATCTCTGTCATAAATTTTTAACCAATCTTTTCTATCATCAGCTCTTTTCTTGTTAAATACCATATCAATTGCGTCATCAGATTCCTTACCACTAAACTGAAATTCAACAATTTTTTTATTCTCAAAATATTCTCTGAATTCCTTACCAGTGCTGGTTCCTAAACCTTTGTAATATTTAATAATCCAAGCATTGACATCATGTTGTTTTTTCCATTCTTCAAATTCTCCTTCATTATAGAAATGTAATTCATTAGAACCTTTCTTTGCCTTCAAGATTGGAGTATTCATAAATCCAATAAATCCTGGAATTTGCGAAAGTGTAGGCCATTCACACGAAAATAGATTGATGCCAAGACCTTTAATATGACTACCATCTAAATCTTGATCAGTCATAAACAAAATTTTTCCGTATCTTAAGTTTTTATTTATGTCTTCTAAATTTAAATATTTCTTTCCAGTTACAAGACCAAGAATTTGCTTGATTTCAGAAATTTCTTTATTATCAGCAATTTTCTTTACAGGTTCACCGCGAACATTTAGTAGCTTACCTTTTAAAGGATATACTCCTACAATGTTACGATCTTCTGATGATAATCCTGAAAGAATACCTGCCTTGGCAGAATCTCCCTCACAAAGAATAAGCATACATTCCTTAGATTTTTCAGTGCCAGCCCAATTAGCATCCGTTAACTTGGGAATTCCTCTAACAGATTTTGTTTTAGTTCCATCAGTCTTTTTAGCAGCTTTAGTTTCCTTGACTTCAGTTAATTGTAATGCAGCATCCATTACACCCATCTTAGCAACTTTTTCAATAAACTTATCGCTTACTTCACATTTGGAACCAAATTTAGATGAAGGAGTATTCATATAATCCTTGGTTTGACTATCAAATGCAGGATTTTCAATATCACAACGTAGGAACAAAATTAATTGTTCCTTAATTGTATTAGGATTTACTTTGATCTTCTTTTTCTTTTCAATAAAATCAACTAATTTTCTAACAATTTGGTTCAAAATATATTCAACATGCTTTCCACCCTTAGATGTGTGAATACCATTAACAAATGAAATTTGAACAAATTCATCTGATGGTGTAAGAGCTACAGCATATTCCCATCGTCCTTCAGGACTATCTTCATAAACTCTTGGAGCAGATAATTTATCGCCAATATACATACTAATATATTGTTCAAAATTCTTAACTGGAATAAGTTCATTGTTATATTTTACCTTAATATTCTTATCAGTTACAGCACCGATATCATAAACACGCTTCTTAAGCAACGATATCATATCCAGGGATAAACCAGAAATACCAAGTCTTGAGAAATCGGGTTTAAAAGTAATTTTAGTATATGGTTTATTTTTGTATTTAGTAATTGAAGGCTTGCAAATTTCATCCAAGTTATTTTTATATTCTTGAATATACTTCAATCCACGAATATGATCAATTGTTTCAATTCTACCATAACTAGACCAAATCAAAACAAGTTTGAAACCAAACCCATTTTTGCCTCCAACAATTTTTTTTTCATCTTTATTATAATTAGTCGAAGTTCTTAAATGTCCAAATACGAGTTCAGGAATCCAAACACCATCTTTTTGAGCTACATCAATACCGTTTCCGTCATTAATCATAGTAATTGAACCATCAGACTCAATATTAATATCAATATGAGTTACAGGTAATGCGTTCTCTAAATTGCAGTCAACTTTGGTTTTCATTCTCACAACGTGATCACGACAATTAACAATACCTTCATCAAATAATTTGAATAAACCAGGTATATAATTTATATTTTTTTCAACAATTTTCTCACTATCTTCGCTCATAATCCACATATTTGTATCGATAGTTTCAACAGAACCAATATATGTATCTGGATTATCCAAAATATGTTGTTTATCAGTTTTCTGCTGAACATCAAAGAACAAATCAGTATTAGTGTCGTTAGTGCTCATTGTTAGTATAATATGTAGTTTTACTTTTAACTTATTTTTTAAAATCAATTTTATAAAAAATTAATAAAATATATATATACTAATGTCATATTATGTTACAGACACATTAAAATTAAATTGTAATTTAGCTGATTGTATTGAACTAAACCCAAAAAACTATAAATTAATTCATACATCAAACACAAATTTTTCAAATTTATCAGCTAAAATGAGATTATCGCAAGTATTAAAATTGGATGGTTACTCACAAAATATACAAAGGATTAGTAGAATATCAGGAAAAACTCAATTTGGCAACTTTTATTTAGGTAAACCATTAAATGTAAATTATTTAGGTAAAATGGAAGGAATGCCTGGTGGAAGTGGAATGCCGCCAGTAAATAGATTTTAATTTGCGTTATAAAATATTTTCTCAATTAACTTTATAATGCAAACTATAGGAACTCGCGCTCAAGTGTGGCATGGAACCGCAAAAAAAACATCTGGTGGATTAACCAAAAATCATTTAATGAAGAATAAACATGGTCGTATCGTGTCAAAAAGAAAACATGCTTCTGGAAAAAAAACTATTAAGCATCTTAAAAAACTTGGTTATGTTGCTAAAAAAGGTGAATTTAAGTTATTTCACAAAGGACGTAAAAGTAGAAAGATGAGAGGAGGCGTGCCTCCAGGAGGTGTATTATCTCCTTCTTCATATGATGGTAAAGGCGTAAGCACATCTGGCGATGATGTTCAATTTGTTGCTGGCAACTCTGGTTAAATAAAACATTTGAATAATGTTATAAAATGTTTTATATCCAACTCAACTAATAATTGGTGTGTAAATTAACTGAAGATACTACAATTAGTTTTCAGCCCATTCAACTTTAATAAATTTTTCGTACACAATATACTCCGAAAATTTATAATATAAATATTTTTCAAAATATCGTTTACTAACAATAAATTTAATGGAATTATTATTACAATATTTATGGTAAAAATTATATAGATCATCAAAACTAATTAGTGAAAGTTTATGGTTTGATTTAATTTGTTCTTTAATATAAAAAATTGAATTTTCAATATCATTTGATTTATTCCAAATAGATGATATAACATTTAATATAAATTTATCTTCAACAATTTCAGATACAAAAAAATGTTTTAAAATTTTAATAATATTTTCTTCTGATAACATGCTTTTATTTTTACTCCATAATTTAAACAAAGAAGATATTTCTTCAATTTCAATTTCATTTTCAAAATCAGATGAATGACAAATAGAAATAGTTTCATTCCAAAATTGTATAAAATCCTTATATAAAGGCAAATATTTACTTGTAATACCAATAAATGAATCAGTATCTTCTTCAAATTCAAGTTTTTCTTTCAAGTAATTTTTTAAATTGTTAGAAAAAATAACATTAGGTAAATTATTACTAGAGAGAAATTGTTTCCAAACAAAATGCAAATTTTTCCACTCAACTTTAAAATCATTAGATGTTTTTTCAACAAATTGTTCTATAAATTTATCAATTAATCCGTTTTCTGTTGTGAATTTAAGTGTGTAAGAATAATTAGCTAGTTCGTCATCAGATTTAGTATTTAAGAAATTATCAGAACTAATATGTCTATTAGAATAATGTGCTGCTACACATAATAAATTTAAGCCAATTTTTTTGAGTAGTTCTCTCCAATATTCATTAGAAAAATTTTCATTCATTCTGATTAATCTACAATTATTAAAAGTATGTGTCTCATGATATTTAGTTACAAATTTATAAGAAACATTTACATTGCCGATTGAAGATATAGCAACAGATTCTAATTCATCTAAAAATTGTCTCATTTTTTGACTTGTCATAAAGGTTAAATCAGAATTTTTTTTAAGTATATTATCACCAATAATGGTTAGAAAATATTTGGCTGAATTTTTAGAAGAAAAAAATGTAGGATAAAGTGCGTTTAAAATATTTTGAATTGTATCAGTTTCTGGAATTGACAAAAACAAATTTCTTTCTTTAATTTGTTTGATAATATTAGCTTTAGTTTTGTGCTTCCATTGTAAAAGTATTCTATCTTTGGATATGGTGGAGAGAAGTTTATGAATAATATCGTCTTCTTTAACTATAAAATAATCTTTACCATTATATTCATAATAAAAATTGTTATTAGAAAGATAAAAATAGTTATTTTTACTTAAAAAAACTTGCATAAATATTTGTTGTTCTTCAGATAGATATAAATTAAGGTTTTGACGTTTTTCACGATTTTTTGATTCATTTTCTAGTGTATTTGGTAAGTAAACATGAACATGATTATATATTCTCTGTAACATATATTCATTATCCTTATATTTTTCATAAAGTTTTTCAACCGTAGAAAGACAATCATTTCGTTTTGGTTCTGACATTATAATTAGTAATTAAATGTTTTTAAATATATTTAAGTGAAAAACATATAAAATTATTAATATAACATAATATTTATTTGTCTTATGTAAATAAATCTAAAATATTTGTATAATATATGAAAATTAATTTACGATATTTACCCAAGCGTTTAACACGTAAAGACAGAAAACGCCAAGGTAAACAGCTTATGAAATCTCGTCGTCTTTATAAGAAAGGAATTTATCATTCTAGACCCAAAGTAGCTTCATTTAAGTCAAAAAAATCTAACCATATAATCAAGGCAGAAAAAATGTATCATGTTGATAAAATTGGTGCTACAAATGAATTAGCAAAGGCAACTGGATGTTCCAAATCAGCTTTATCAAAAATTATTAATAAAGGTGCTGGAGCATATTATTCTTCTGGCTCAAGACCAAATCAAACAGCTCAATCATGGGGAGTAGCTCGTTTAGCAAGTTCTATTACAGCCGGTAAAGCTGCTGCAGTTGATTATAATATTTTAGAAAAAGGTTGTAAACCTAAATCTAAGGCATTAACTTTAGCAAAAAAGGCAAGAGTAAAGCATGGTCGCGGAACTAGGCGAGTTCCTAAAGTTAAAATAGGTGGGGGGAAAACTATATTTACAGCAAATAGATTTGGAGAGATTATTGATTTTATTAAAGAAAAAACAATAGATAGCAATACAGATTATGAAGAATGTGGAACAATTGAAAAAGACACATCGGGATATATTGTCAAACAGCATGAAGTGCCTTTTATCCAGGGTGAATCTAGAAAACATTGTCTTTATGAAAATTACAATAAAATCGTGTGGCATAGTCATCCAACTTCATCAAAATTTTATCCAAGTTTAGAAGACATATTGAAAATTATTAAACAAAAAAACGCCATAATAGACTATAGTTATATTTTTACAAAATTTGGTTTTTGGACATTACACTCTATTGAACACATTGAAATAGATGATTTATTACCAAAAAGAATAACAAAATTACTAGATGAATTATATTTTAGTACAACAAAAGGACGTGTATATAATGCTGAATTCGTAAATATTTTTATTAATAAAATAAATCAATTGTTACACGGAACATTAGAAATTGTATTTACACCTTATACATACTAATTTGGAATTATTTCCAGTAAATTAATGAAAAATTTGTTATACATATTTTAATGTGCGTTAAATATTTAAACTTATAAGTATTTAAAGATTTAAACCTAAAATTTATTATAATGTCAGCATTTTCAAATAACAACCAAGTTTTAACATCTACTGAAGGAAACGTCTTAACAATTAAGACTGTTCAAATCGCTCCATTTAGAACATTAATGACGGCTTTAAAAGATATTTTATTAGAAACGAATATCACATTCGAACCAGATGGAATGAGAATTATTAATATGGACAAATCACATACTGTTTTGGTACATTTATTTTTATCAGCACAAAATTTTGAATTTTATGAGTGTAAAAAAGATAAAATTATTATTGGTGTTAATATGTTTCATCTTTTTAAGCTAATTAACACTATTGAAAATGAAGAAACATTAACCATCTATATTGAAAATTCAGATTATGTAGATGGTATAGTTTCTTATTTAACACTTAAATATGAGAATAGTGAAATTAAACAATGTAAGACTCAAAAATTGAGATTAATTGAACCTGATCCTGAAGAATTACAATATCCTGATGTAACTTTTTCATCTATTATTAATTTGCCCTCTACTGATTTTCAAAAAATTATTCGTGATTTAACTTGTATTTCAGATAAACTTGAAATAAAATCTGTTGGGAATGAATTAATTTTTAAATGTTCAGGTCAATTTGCTTCTGCTGAAATTCATAGAGCCGAATCTGATGGGTCGATGTCTTTTACTTTGAAGCAAGACTCGTGTAAAATTATTCAAGGTGAATTTTCTCTAAAAAATTTGGGTTATTTTATTAAGTGTACTAATCTATGTCAACAAATTGAAGTCTATCTTGAGAACGATTTGCCTTTGGTTGTTAAGTATAATGTTGCCAGTCTGGGTGAGATAAAGCTCTGTTTAGCACAACTCCCCTCCTCATAGTTTGATTTCCCCTAATTTTATTATATATTTACAAAACAATATAAAGATATAATACAATATAAACAAGTTCAAGATATATTTTCCCAAAAAAAAATGTATCTTAATAAGTGAAGCATATTCTAATCAGTTGGTAAAATTAGATTATACTGCTAATAAAAGTTATGAAGAAGGAGATAACGATTTGTATTGGTTACATTGTAAAAATAGAAAATTTTATGTTATTCCAGAAAAAGAATTGATTGATAATGGATATATTGGAAATAAATTAAATTTATATGTTTCTCCTACAAATGAGAATACTGAATGGTGTAATAAATATTTATTTGATTATGACAATATCGATAAAGAACGTTTACTACAAATAATTAATGTATAAATAATAATTTATTATAATTATTATATATAATG